AAAACCACTACGACCTCGTTCACAGTTGTAATGCCCACCAACTCATCCACCACCTCATTGATAAGACTACCATGATCACAACCACTAAAGGTCTGATGGACGAATCCCTGCTGGATAAGCGGGAAGGAACCTTAGATAACGATAACGAAACCACAACATGGACTGAATATTGGTTGAGTGGTGAATTAGTGCATCGTTCGGTGCACGTACAATTAAAACGTGCTGTTGTAAGTTTCGGTGAAACCGCTGAATTTTAAGGAAAAATTATGGCAAATACGCAAGCAATGTGCAACTCGTTCAAGGTAGACTTGTTTAATGCAGTGCATGCTTTTAACGCTACAGGTATACCGGCACATACAGCAGGCACGGCGGATGTGTTTAAAGCTGCTTTGTATGTAACCACTGCAACAGTTAACTCCACTACTACTGCATACAGTGCTACTAATGAAGTAACAGGTACGGGTTACACCGCTGGTGGGGTTGTAGTCACCTTTGGCACCGCACCAAGCAACACAACAACAACGGCGTTTCTTACTCCGTCAGCAACTATTACGTATACCACCGTTACTTTGTCAACTTCTTTTGATGCTATGCTGCTGTATAACAACACAAATGCAGGCAAGAACTCTGTAGCGGTGTTTACCTTTACGGCACAAACAGTGTCCGCTGGCACGTTTTCTCTAACAATGCCAACCAATGATGCGACTACCGGACTGCTTCGGTTAGCATAAACCAACATGCCTGCACTTACTGGGCTAAGCTCTACAGGCAGTGTTGGAAAACTGGGCGTTGGTAGGGCAATTGTAGGAAAAAGCTCCACAGGTAGCGTTGGAAAGCTTGGGGTTGGTAGAGAAATTGTAGGCAAAAGCGCTACAGGTAGCGTCGGAAATCTTAGCGTTGTAGTTGGAGTTGCACTCACTGGGGTAAGTGCTACAGGCTCGATTGGCGTTATCGGGTTTGGCTTACCAATTACGGGCCTTAGTGCTACAGGTAGCGTTGGGAACCTTGGGGTTGGAGTAGCACTCACCGGGGTGAGCAGCACAGGTTCGGTTGGATCCGTGGTGCAAGGGCATGGTGTTACAAGCGTATCAGCAACTGGGGCGGTAGGATCGGTAGGAGTTGGTTTAGCGATTACTGGGTTAAGTGCTACAGGCTCCACGGGTTTTATAAGCAGCTCAATTACAGCAGGTTTAACAGGCGTATCAGCAACAGGGGCAGTAGGGTCAATTGCACAAGCGTTTAGTTGGAGTGTTATTAACGACACACAGAACGCTAACTGGCAAGGTATCGGCAACACACAAAATGCAAACTGGCAGAATATTGGTGATACACAGAACGCCAACTGGCAGAATATTGGTAACACGCAGACAGCCAGTTGGCAGAATATTGGTAACACGCAGACAGCAAGCTGGTCTGCTGTTTCAACGACTTAGGAGAAATTAATGGCAACGTCATACAGTACAAATCTGGCTCTGGCCCTACCGGTCACGGGAGAACTGTCGGGTACTTGGGGTACAACTGTAAACAGCAGTATCACCAACATGCTCGACGAAGCCTTGGGCTATCAGGCGTACACAGCCACCGGGGGTGCAGACACGATCACCATCCCTGATGGCACAACGGGGGTAGCCCGGAGTATCTACATCCAGCTTAACGGCACAGGCGGCGGTAGTGTGGCAGTCCCCACAGCCAAAACAAAGATGTACTTTGTTTTCAACAACACCTCCTCTGCCATCACATTCAAGGTCACAGGCCAGACCGGGGTGTCCATCCCAGCCGCAGCAAAAATGGCGCTAGTCAGCAACGGCACAGACATCATCGTTGCCCAGAACTACTTCTCTGCTTTGACCCTCGGCGCTGCCCTGCCAAACACTTCTGGTGGAACGGGCCAATCAAGCGCATTCACCCAATACGGCGTGACCTACGCCTCAACCACAAGTGCTTTAGCAACTACCGCCGCAGGCACAGCAGGGTATGTTTTAACTGCTAACTCAGGCGCGGCCCCCACCTTCCAAGCGCCAGCCGCTGGTTCATCTGGAGCCAACCCCACAGCAACAGTTAGCGGGACAGCGGTCAACGGCGTTGCAACTACATTCATGCGTTCTGATGCGGCTCCCGCTTTGGCAAATACAACAGTTACCCCCGCGAGTTATACCAACGCCAGCATTACTGTAGACGCGCAAGGCCGGATAACTTCGGCATCAAATGGCAGTGGTGCTTCTGCCGCCACCCCGACTGCGCTGGGTACTGTGTATGGCCGTATGACAACTTCAGGTGGTTCGCCCTACCTTACTGCTTTAGGATATCAAGCTGCGGCGGTAAATACCGGTAGTTATAATACGGCGGTTGGATTTTACGCATTAACAGCCAATACTACATCTGGAGATGTAACAGCTATTGGTAGTAAAGCATTATATACAAATACAACTGGAGACTTTAATACTGCTATTGGTTCAACGGCGTTATTTGGAAACACCACAGGCATTCAGAACACGGCGGTTGGTTTTGAGGCGTTGACAAATAATACCACTGCAGACCATAACACAGCCGTTGGTTATCAATCATTACGCGCAAACACCACGGCAACAAATAATACTGCAGTTGGTTATGGAACATTAAAAACAATTACTACTGGTGGTGACAATACGGGTGTTGGGGTTTTTGCTGGTCAACAAACTACTACTGGTAATGCCAATGTAGTTGTTGGAAATTACGCTTTAACATCCAATATTATTGGAACTAGTAACGTAGCGATTGGTTACTCATCACTTTATAGTAATACCGATAGTTATAATACGGCAGTGGGTGCTTATGCGCTGAATGGAAACACAACAGGCACATATAATTTTGCGCTAGGTCATCAGGCTTTATATCTAAATACTACAGGTGGTAATAACTGTGCTTTTGGTGGTATGGCTTTATATCAAAATACTACTGGTTCAAATAATACAGCAGTTGGCAGAGAAGCATTAAATAATTCTACTGGTTCATATAATACAGCGGTTGGTCATCGGGCATTGTTTACTAATACCACGGGCGAGTATAATACCGCATTTGGACGTTATGCTCTTGGTGGCAATACGACCGGGATATGTAATACGGCTATTGGTCATTTCGCAATGTATGAGTGCTCAACTGGCAATGGCAATTTAGCCCTAAGCCCAATGACCGGTAGTGTTGTCAACGCGCCTGTTTTTACTATAACTACTCAAAGTAATAGAATTTCAATGGGTAGTACGGATGTTACTAATGCGTATGTGCAAGTTGCATGGACTGTGGTATCTGATGCTAGAGACAAAACAAACTTTGCCCCAGTACCGCATGGTTTAGATTTTGTTAAACAACTAAACCCAGTTCAATATCAATTTAAACAAAACCGTGAATCTGATGTGCCGCATGGCAATGTTCGGTATGGCTTTAAAGCACAAGAAATTTTGGCTTTGGAAGGAAGCAATTCTGTCATTATTGACAATGAAGATAGTGAAAAACTTCGTTATAACGGGGAATCTCTTGTCCCTGTTCTTGTAAAAGCTTTGCAAGAGTTGAACGCCAAGTTTGACGCATATGTAGCAACCCATCCTTAAAGGAAAAACCATGATTGAACAAACCCCAGAGCAAATCGCTCAACACTACAAAGCCGCGATGGACAGCGTGAACCTCATCAACGGCGGCAAGCCAGCATCCATGAGCGACACCGAATGGACAGACTGCTTACGCCGCAACAAAGAGCATCTGAATATTATGCTTGCTAAAGACTTTTGGACAACTGAAGACTTGACCCCGTTGCGTAACGCCGCTGCATAAACATCATGACTGAAAAATTGATCACCGAAACGGAGGCTAAGCTGGCTACGCATGAGGCCATCTGCGCCGAAAGGTACGCTGGCATCCAGAAGAGTTTTGCCGCTGGCTCAAAGCGGATGACAAAGATTGAGTACCTGCTGTACATCGTGATCGTCGCGGTTCTCTTTGGCCCCGGTGTAGCGGCTGAGTTTGTAAAAAAAGCATTGGGGTTGTAGTGTGGACTTATTTGAAGTCCTGTCCAAAGCATGGCCGATCCTGCTGGCGCTGATCACTCTGATTATCGTCTTGGCAAAGCTAGACCTGCGCGTGGCGGTACTGGAAGAGAAGATCAAAACGCTGTTTGAGATGTGGAACAAGAGGGAAAAATGATTGACCCGATTACCGCATTTGCTGTAGCCCAAGGAGCGATCAAAGGGGTGCAGGCTGCCATCAAGATGGGTAAGGACATCAATGGCATCAGCGGTGACCTGATGAAGTTTTTTGAAGCAAAGGACGTTATCGCCAAGGAGTCGGTCAAGAAAAAGCCAAAGGGCTTTGGTAAGAGTGATACGGCAGTTGCGTTTGAGACGGTGATGCAGTTGAAGCAGCTTCAAGACGCAGAGAACGAGCTGAAGCAGATGCTGATCTGGTCAGGTAACGATGATGTCTGGAATGCATTGATGCTGGAGCGCAACCGCATGGTGGCTGAACGCAAGAAGGCAGAGGCAGAGAAGGCTCAGGCCAAGGCACTGAGGGCAGCAGAGATTAACGACATCCTGACCTTTGGTCTGTGGGCGGCTCTGGTGACGGTAGTGATTGGTTTAACCGCATGGTTTACGTGGCAACTCGTGGGGGACAAATGATTGACGTAACCAAAACCATCGGAGCAGTCGCAGCCAGTATTGCAGCCATCGGCGGCGGTTACACGTTGGCAGACAAGTTTGGTTGGTTTGACCGCGCCATTCTTGAATGGCACCCCGAGCATTTTAAAATTACAGCGGCGGCTGGACAGCCTATCAATGTGACAGTGGCCCGGATTAAAAAACGCGATGACTGTTCAGTTGAGAGTTTTACCCCAAGCGTCCGTGATGCGGCGGGTATGGTGCATGAAGCAACAACAACGGCAAGTAAGTTTAGCGGCCCAGCAGGGCCAGAGATTGACACGTTTACATACCAACTCACAATGGTGCAAAAAGAAAAGATTGCACCCGGCACAGCCACACTGCTGGCAACGATCAAATACAAATGCCCGGAGGGTGAGCGCGTTGTTCAATACCCCCGCCATGCCAACTTGAGTTTTGACCTAAAAGGCTGACCATGCTAACCCTATTCTCCACGTTGATCTCCTTCCTTGCCGGTGGTCTGCCCAAGCTGCTTGGGTTTTTTCAAGACCGCGCCGACAAGAGCCATGAATTGACTATGGCAAAGCTCCAAACGGAGCGGGAATTGGAGCTACGTAAAGCAGGTTTTGAAGCCCAGCAAAGGGTGGAGGAGATTAAAGTTGAGGGCCAAGCCATTGAGGCAGAGGCATCAGAACGCGCTGCACTGTACGCGCACGACATTGCCATAGGTCAAGGTGCTAGTCAGTGGATGGTCAATCTCCGGGCTGGTGTACGCCCTTTGCTGACGTATGGCTTTTTCCTGCTGTTTGCGTTTGTTGAAATCGGCGGGTTTGTTTACGCTTGGAACCACGGGGTGGCATTTGATGTTTTGTTGACCAAGCTGTGGGACGCCGACACCCAAATCATCTTTGCATCAATCATCAGCTTTCATTTTGGGGGCAGAGCGTTTAAAGGCGGCAAGGAGTGAAAGTCTCCCAGCGATGCAAGGACATGATCAAGCACCATGAGGGTGTTAGGTTTAAACCTTACCGTTGCCCAGCGCGGCTCTGGACTCTGGGCGTGGGCCACGTTTTATACCCAGATCAAGGTCGTCTTCCTTTGGATCAAAGAGATGCTTTCCCGCTTAAACCGGAAGATAACCGCGTATTTTCAGGAGCCGAAGTAGATGGAATCCTTAGCTCTGATCTCCAGCGATTTGAGGCTGGCATCGCCAAACTTTTTCCTATGGTGCTTACCCAAGGTCAGTTTGATGCTCTTGTCAGCTTTAGCTTTAATCTTGGTCTGGGAGGCGTACAGCGCAGCACCCTCCGTCAAAAGGTTCTTCGGGGAGAGCCTGAAGCGGCTGATGAGTTCTTGAAGTTTACACGGGGTGGGGGTAAAATCCTACCGGGGCTAGTCAAGCGCAGAAACGACGAACGCGCTCTGTTCCTATCTTAGGATAAAAATGCCTTTGCAAAAAATTACCTTAAAAAGCGGGGTGAATCGTGAAAATACACGATACACGAACGAGGGCGGCTATTACGAGTCGGATAAAGTACGCTTTCGGCAAGGTACGCCTGAAAAAATAGGCGGTTGGGTACGACTTTCTGCCAACACATTCTTAGGTGTTTGCCGCTCATTGTGGAACTGGGTCACTTTTGGCTACCAGAACCTGATTGGGGTTGGGACGAATCTCAAGTTCTACATATCCAATGGCGGTTCGTACTATGACATCACCCCCACGCAGACCGTCCACACGCTAACCAACCCGTTTACAACGATCAATCTGTCTACTACGATCACAGTCACGGACGCCACGGGCGGTTTTATTAATAACGACTTCGTGACGTTTACAGGTGCTACAGCCGTTGGTGGCATAACCATCTCTGGTGAATACCAGATAACCACATCCAGTACCACCTCATACACCATTACCGCTGCATCTGCGGCAACATCTGGCGCTACGGGTGGCGGAACAGTCTACGCTGTGTACCAAGTAAATACAGGCCCGTCTTACGCTGTGCCGCAGTCGGGCTGGGGTTCTGGAACTTGGGGTTCTGGCACTTGGGGGAACAGCGCTACTTCTTCGGACGCTATGCGGATATGGAACCAATTTAACTTTGGTGAAGATTTAATTTTTGGCCCAAGGAACGGGCCTCTGTATTACTGGGACGCTAGTATCGGCTACCAAGCCGCTACCGTTAGCATGACCATTGCAACTCCTTGCGTTGTTACGGCTACCATTGCGCTCCCTGATAAAACTGCCATTGTCTTTGAAACTTCTGGCGCACTGCCCACAGGTCTGCTGGTGGGTACAACCTATTACACCCGGTACGTATCGTCCACCACGTTCAATCTGTCTGCAACCCCTACCGGGGCGCTCATTAACACCTCCGGTTCACAGTCTGGAACGCAGAAGATATCTCAACGTGGAGTATTAGTATCACAGCTAAATGGGGCAAGCAGTGTCCCGCTGTCTCAAATTTACTTTCTTGTCTCTGATGCAAGCCGGTTTGTGTTGTGTTTTGGGACAAATGACATTGGTTCAACCACAATAAATCCGCTCCTAATACGTTGGTCAGATCAACAAAGTGTTACGGAGTGGGCGCCGGCAATCACCAATCAAGCAGGTAGTATTACGTTGTCCCACGGCTCGACCATCATGTCGGCCATCCAGAGCAAGCAAGAGATTGTAGTGTTTACAGATGCTGCGCTGTACTCCCTCCAGTACCTTGGACCACCGTATGTCTGGGGTTCACAATTGTTGGCCGACAACATTTCTATTGCTGGACCCAATGCTGTAGCTTTGGCTTCGGGGACTGTGTACTGGATGGGCGTAGACAAGTTCTACAAGTA